CATATAAAAAAATTATTAGCAAGAGGAAATTTAGAAGAAAAAATTATACTAGAAGTTTTTAATCCTTTAAGACCTAAAGGTTATAGTGCTTTAGGAAGACCTGGTAGCTCTAGTAAAATTCATTTACCACGAACTGAACTTGCAAAAGTTAAAGCTATAAGAGCTTTATGGGGTGAAGTCAAAGATCCTTATAAAAACTATTATAATAGTATGACAAAACTTTCAAAGGTAGAAGCTGATGCTAGTTTTCTAAATGATATGGCTAAATATTTAAAAGCAAATGGACTAGCTAAAACTGCAGATCAAATAGAAAATAGAACAGGTCCTATCATAGGAGATTGGGATGATTGGGCAAAAGCTATTGATGATCCTCTTAAAAGTAAGAAGATTGTACCACTAACAGTTTCAGAAGAAGGAGCAAGAGGTGCATTTAAAGGAATGGCAGCAGATAAAGAAAATTTAGGAACTGCTATTTTAAAAAATTCTTTTGGTAAAAATGCAGAAAAAAATGTATTAAATCCTTTAGAAGGATTATATGTTAATAAAAATTATAAAGATTTTTTAAATGAAGGAACAGATATTTTAGCTCCTAATAGTGCTTTTATGCAAAATTGGATGCGATATAAAGTTGCAACACAAACAGCTAAAACAATTTATAATCCTTCTACACATGGTAGAAATACTATGGGTAATATGATTATGATGGTAGCTAATGGTTATAATCCTTTTAAATATAAATCAGGTTTAAAAGCTGCTGCTGAAAAATTAACAGGTAAAAGTAATTTAGAATTAGGTAAACGTCTAGGTCGATATCAAGAATTAGCTATTACAGATAGTGGTGTTAAACAGGAAGTAATAAGAAGAGCAGCAAATCAAGTATTTAAATTTGAAGGTAAAGGTGTATTAGCTAAAGCACAAACAGCTATGAATGCAAAAGCAAATCCTCTTAAAGCTGCACAAAATTTATACCAAGTTGAAGATGACTTCTTTAAGATTATGCATTTTGAAAATACAATAAACCAATTAAAGAAAGTATTTCCAAAAGGAACTTCAATAGATGTTATAGAAAGAGAAGCTGCAAGACGTACACGTTCTCTTATGCCCAACTATAATCTAGTAGGTAAAACTTTAAAACAAATGAGATATATGCCAGTAGGAGACTTTATGTCTTTTCCTGCTGAAATGGTTCGTATATCAAAAAATTTAGCAAGAGATACACTACATGATATTTCAGGACAGACTGCTAGACGTTTAGGTATTCAAAATAAAGCAGGACAAAAAGTTCTAAAAAATATGGGTTACAGAAGATTAGGTGGTATGACTTCAGCAGCAGTAGCAGGTGATGAAGCTATGAATTATAGTGCTAATTTAATGGGTTTAACATCTGATGATAGAGATGCATTAGAAAGAGTACAACCTCTATGGGAACAAGGTACAGCAAAAATATTTTTAAGTGGAGTTAATAAAGATAAAAATCTTCATACTGGTATAGACTATATTAATTTAGGTCCTATAGATCCTTTCAGTTATCTTAAAGCTCCTGTTAGAATTATTGCAAAAGAATTAGCAGACATAGCTGAAAGAGGTATAGTAAAGGGAGACTTGGGTGTATCAGAAGATTTTAATAGAAGATTTTCAGCACTTCTTATGCAAACAGGAGGTGCTTTTCTTGGTTCTTCTATGTCTGCTGAAGCTCTTGGAAGAGCTTATGCAATATTTGATGATGATAAGTTAAATAAGAAAGAACAACTTACAGAAGGAGCTAAAATAATTGCTGAATCTATAGCACCAGGTGCTTTAACTATGGGTTTAAAAGGACAAAAATATAGAACAAGTATAAAAGAACGTAGAGGACTGAGAGGAAGGTATAATTCAAAGACAGGTAAGTATGAAGCTAGAGGTGCTGTTTCAGATGCTGATTATACAATACCAGAAGTAGAAATGGAAGCATTTGGAGGTCTACCTAGATGGTTTGGAATAAGACCTCAAAGATTAGATATAACTGCAGGTATGCGTAGACACATATTTCCATTAACAATGGGTATGGATGATAGTAAAAAACAATTAAAATTTATGGGTAATCCTAATGCACCAAGAGATACAGAAGAAAGACGTAAACAATTTATGAATGCATATAAATATGATCAAAGAAAAAGATTGGACAAGCAAAGAAAATTAAAAATTATTGTTGATGCTTATGATGACCTTGGATTAGATTATGAAGATATATTATCTGGATTAAGTAAAGAATTTTTAAGAGAGATAAATTCTACAGATATTGTAAAGAAAATGGGATTTGCTAGTAGAAATGAATTTTTTCCATCTATGTTCCCTCAATCAAGAATAGCTGAAGCAGAAGTATATACAGGTGGTCCTTTACCTTATGATGAAATAGGAAGATTATATGAACAATTATTTGATTTTGATTTAATAGAGGAGTATTAGAATGGAGGACATGACAATGTTATGGAATGGAATACTTACACTCGCTATAGGAGGATTTCTATGGTGGATAAAAGGTACTCAACAAGCTATTTCTACAGTAAGAAGAGATTTAAAAAACCATGCGTTGTCAGATGCAAAGACTAGAGAACATATAGCAATAACATATGCTACAAAATCTGAAGTGAATAGTGAAGTAGGAAAGATATTAAATAGATTTGATAAGCTAGAAGATAAGCTTGATAGGTGGATGGAGAAACATTAATGGCAGAAAAAAGAGTATCTGATTTATATCCTCAAGCATCTAAAATAATTCGTAAATATGAATCAGTAAACCAATCAGGTAAGCCACATCTTGAACCTTATTATGATGAGTTAGGTGGAAAATGGACTGTAGGTTTTGGTAGAGTTATATTGGATAAAGATGGAAACCAAATGACTGATGATAGAAGAAAAGAATTAGGATTAACTAAAAAAGAATTAAAAGAAAAATATAGGATGACAGCAGAAAGAGCAGAAGCTGATATAGATGATCAAATACAAACTTCATTACAAGGAATAGAATATTTACAAACACAACTTCCAGAAGGAAATTCACTTAATAAAGGAGAAATAGAATCATTAATTCCTTTAATACAAAATGCAGGATTAGGAAATATAAAATTCCTTAATAGTGGTAAACCTACAAAAGCAATAACAGCTTTAAGAGAAGGTGACAAAAAGAAATTTATGTATGAGTTATTTGATCCTAATGAAGGTATTGTTTCTGCAGGTGGTGAAAAACAATTAGGTTTACAAGGAAGAAGAATAGAAGAAGGTAGTATTGCAAAAGTATATGAAGGAGGAGAGTATGCTGGTTATGATACTCCTAGAAAAAAAGGTGGAAGAGTAGAAAGAAATCCATATAATTATGAACCAAGAGCTATTTAAAACTTACACTTCTTAACAAACTCCATAACCTTTTTCTTACCTAACATCTGTAAAGTTTCCACAATATTCGCTTCAAGTCCTTCAGGCGATATATCTAATGCCTTATCACTCTTGGCACCTCTCACCCTAGACAATAATTCCAATGCTTTAATAGCACTATTCGTATGTCCATTATTTTTGGCATACGTATATTGTGTTTCTATTTCAGATATAACATCCACATTTGTTTCAAGATTATTTTCAAGTTCTTCAATACGATCTCGTATCTCTTCTATCTGAAGATTTCTATAACCTTGATTGTATGCAGATTTCTCAGCATATCCTGCAGTCTTTGCAGCTTCAGTTGCATTTCTATGCAGGATATAAGACTGAGCAAATCGTTCTTGTTTTTCGTTTAAAGACATTATAGAAGTATAAGTAAAATTACTAACCAAGACATTAGATTTCTCTACCTTTCTGTTGTTGCCATTTCAAATCATTTTGATTTGGAATTAAATCTTTATCAACATCAGGTATAATTTTCCAGTCATTATCATCTGGTCTTCTCTGAGTAGTATCACAACCTGCATATGTTATCTTAACATCTTCAGGTTTATCTTTCTCAAAGTCTATAATCTCATCATAGTAAGGTCCTACTTGTGTCTGAAATGTATACTTTAACATCTTCTGACATTGCT